GTCTCCAGCGTCAACGGTGCCACAGGTGCCGTGACCATCACCACCATCACGGGCAATGCGGGTACCGCCACCAAGCTCTTGACGGCTCGAACCATCGCCATGACGGGTGATGTGAGTTGGACGTCCGCCGCCTTTGATGGCTCGGCCAACGTCACGGGTTCTGCCACCTTAGCCAGCACCGGTGTGGCCGCCGCCAGTTACGGCTCTGGCGCGCTGATTCCCACCTTCACCGTGGATGCCAAAGGCCGGCTCACGGCAGCGGGCACCACCACCAACACCCCAGCCTGGTCCAGTGTGACGGGCAAGCCCACGACGCTGGCGGGCTACGGCATCACGGACGCCTTGTCCACTAGCGCTGCTATCGACGGCGGCACGTTCTGAAATTTCTTCAACTCCTCTGCTTAGAGAAAAGGAGGCCTGTTTATGGCTCAAGTGATCAAAGTCAAGCAGTCGTCGGTGGCGGGCAAGGTGCCCACCACGGCGCAACTCCAACTGGGCGAGTTGGCGCTCAACACGACCGATGGCAAGCTCTACTTCAAGAAGAACGTCAGCGGGACCGAGTCCATCGTGACCGTTTCTGCCTCGACCGCCTCTCAAGGTGAAAACACCTTGATGTGGACGCAGTGACAAGAAGACGCGCATGCCAGCCTTGCCACCGATTTCAAACTTCACGGGCTCCACGGTCACCGAGGGTCAGTTCAAAACAGCGCTGAACGACTTGCGCGCCTACCTGGCGGGACTGCTTGGGACAGACGGAAACGCAGCCACCGCGCTGGCCACCCTGGGCTCTCTGGGGTCCGGTTATGTCAGCAAAACGGCGACGTACACCGTGGTCTCAAGCGACCGGGGCCGCATGATCGACTGCAGCGGGACTTTCACGCTGAACTTGACCGCTGCCGCCACGCTGGGTGCGGGTTTCACCATCACTGTGCGTAATTCAGGCACTGGCGACGTGACGCTAGATCCCAGTGGTGCCGAGTTGATCGACGGGGTTGCCACCGTGACACTCTCGCCGGGTGAAGCCTATGACCTGTATTGCACCGGAACTGCCTGGAGATCATCCGGGCGAGTGCTCACCACATCCTTTGCCACAGACGAATACGTCAAGCAGAGTTTCAGCCTGTTCCAGACGTTCAGCTCGCTGGCATCCGGAGCCAGCAGATCCATTGGCTCACCCAGCTACATGATCTGGGCGAGTTATTCAAGCACGCAGTGGTCTCGCGGCACTTACTACACAAACATGTTCTACATGGCTGCGCAGGGCAAGAGTTCTGTGCAGGTCAATGTGGGCAACTGTCGGCACACGATTTGGAATTACAGCACCACCAAGTCGATGCAGATCAATTTGACGGCGGTGATCAACTTCGCGGCTGACGACACCTACGGGTTTCAGATCCGCCAAAACGGCTCCATCGTCGGCACCTATGGCACGTACTCGGTCCGTGGTGTGCAGACCTACAACTTTGGCACGTTCACGGTGCCGCCCAACAGCACGGTCACCTTTGACCTGTATGGCTCGATTTTGAGTGGGTCGAGCGGCGACGCGATCTATGTGAACTCGTTCACAGCCACTTACATCCAGTTCGTTTGAGGAGGAGTGATGCAACGACTTTATTTCAATTTCCAAAAAGGGGATGTTCGGCTCGTGCCCCTGGCGGACTGTCCGGCGATCGAGGATGAAATCAGCTTCCCGAATGCGGACATTCCAGACGACGTGACCATGGAGATGATCAGCTTCAAGGCTGTTGACGGTCGTCTTGATCCGGTCATCACCTACCCATCCATCCCCATCACAACAGAGCCACAACCAGGAGGTGTCAATGGCCAGCCCTAAATCCCCACCTAAATCTCAGTTGAGCCTGATCAGCAACCTCTGGATCAAGCTGATGACTTTTGAAAACGCAGGTGAAGTCAACGAGGGCCACAAGCACGCCTTTGATCACCCCACCTTATTGGTCAAGGGGCGGCTTTTGGTTGATGTGGATGGCGCTGTGTCGGAGTTCACCGCGCCTCACATCATTTTCATTGCCCGCAACAAGACCCACACCCTCACCGCTCTGGAGGAGGGCACGGTAGCGGCCTGTATTCACGCCTTGCGTGATGGTGAGCGGGTGGAGGACATCGTTGATCCCGCCATGATTCCGGCGGGTATCAATCCCAACCATCTGCCTGACTTCATCAAGCCACTGGCCAAGGCCGATCACTTCGCCTGAAGCAAAGCCCCTTTATTTACGCCCGCCTGGAGAGATCCAGTGCGGGCATTTTGCATTTTGGAGACCCAACCATGGAGAACGCACAAGAACTTGGTTCGCCGCAGCCCATCACCCTGCGCCCCGAAGACCTTGACGACCTGCTCACCCGGGCCGCTGAGCGCGGTGCCGAGCGGTGCCTGGCCCACCTCGGCCTGGAAAACGGCCACGCCGCGCGAGACATCCGCGAATTGCGTGATTTGCTCGAAGCGTGGCGCGATGCTCGACGAACAGCATGGCGAACGGCAATCAAGGTCACGACCACTGGCATCCTAGCTGTGTTGCTGGTGGGAACTGCCATCAAGCTCAAACTGATGGGAGGTGCTCAATGATCGAGACCCTGCTTGGTGGTTTGCTGGGCGGTGTATTCCGCTTGGCGCCCGAAATTCTCAAATGGATGGATCGCAATGGAGAGAGAGGTCATGAACTGGCCATGCAGGACAAGGCGCTGGAGTTCGAAAAGCTGCGTGGTGCACAGCGCATGGCGGAAATTGGTGCCAGTGCCGACGCAGCGTGGAACACCGGTGCCATCGATGCACTGAAAGACGCCATACGCACCCAGGGTGAGAAAACTGGTGTGCGCTGGGCGGATGCGTTGTCCTCCAGCGTCCGTCCGGTGATCACCTACTGGTTCATGGCGTTGTACTGCGCGGCCAAGACAGCTGCGTTTGTGGCAGCTGTGACTGCCGGTGCAGGGTGGGGTGTTGCCATCCTGCATGCATGGACAGAGGCTGATCAGGCGCTGTGGGCTGGGGTGCTGAACTTCTGGTTCCTGGGGCGTGTCTTTGATCGGGTGAGACCATGACTGCCAGGGTGATCGCAGTCCCAAAAGCGGCCATCGATCTGGCGAGGCGCTTTGAAGGCTTTCACCGGGTGGGGAAGGTTGATCCCTGTCGTGCACATCCCTACATTTGTCCGGCCGGGTACTGGACGATTGGCTATGGCCACCTATGTGACCCAAAGCATCCGCCAATCACCGAGACAGAAGCTGAGGCCTATCTGGCGCTTGATCTGCAAACGGCACTGGCTGCGACGCTGCGCTACTGCCCGGTTCTGGCCATCGAGCCAGAGGGGCGACTTGCTGCCATTGTTGACTTCACATTCAACCTCGGGGCGGGGCGGCTGCAGACGTCGACGCTGCGGCGTCGGGTGAATCAGAAGGACTGGTCGGCAGCGGCGTTGGAGTTACGGCGCTGGGTGTACGGCGGGGGCAGAGTACTGCCAGGGCTTGTGGCGCGAAGGGAGGCTGAATGCAGGCTTATGCTGTGAGCTTGCAACGGGGCCCATGCCGCTGCCGTTGAGGCATCGGCTCTATCTGGCCAGGAGGAAGAGTGATGGCGCGGCGATCGCGCTGGTGGAGGCGCGAGACGACGAACAGTCGGCCACGAGAGTGGCTTACGTCATCGGCGAACTGGGCGTCAGTGATTGGGAGGAAGTGGAAATCCTGCCAGCCCAAGGCTACGAGTCCCGGGTGCCGACGTTTCTGGACGGCTTCTTCAAGGCCGGCCGTATAGACCGTCCGACCCACTGACCACAGCAGGCGCGGCGTTCACAGCTATAGAGCCCTTCGGGCAAGCAACACGAGAGGACAACATGAAAGGTATGAAGATGAACAACGACAAATCGAACGAAGGACAAGAAAACGGCGCTGCCGACCGAGGACAATCCGCAGCCCGGTTGAAGCGGTTCTACGGAGCGCCGGGGGGCCCGCTACTGGGGTGGCTCCTTGAGGAGGCGGGGAACAAAGGCATGGACCTGACGGCTCTTGCCACTGAACTCCGCGTCACCGTGGGCTGAGCGCCACGCGCCGCCGGGTGCGCCGAAACAGCTTCACGCCGACCAGCTGCTACAGCGCCGCGATCTGGCGTCCTACGGCGCTTTGCGTCACGGCGAGTTCATCGCCGGCGAGCGTGAAGCTCTGGTGCCTCGCCGCTGCTTCGAAAGCGAGGAGGGCGGCGGTGGTAGGGATCTTGCGACGCATAGGATGTGCGGTTTTAGGATTTATCCGTAAATAATATTAACAGGTAGACTGATCTTTCGCAAGGTGATGATGGCAGCGGCCAGATGGTTAAGAACGGATAAGAGTTCCAACCACATGAGGCCAAGTATCGCACCTTGGAAGCGCCCGCGATCCGCGTGAAGCAGTCGATTTGCCGCCCCACCTACGGATAAGAGTTCCAACCACATGAGGCCAAGTATCGCACCTTGGAAGCGCCCGCGATCCGCGTGAAGCAGTCGATTTGCCGCCCCACCTGGCAGATTCACCACCAGGGCTTGATGTTCAGGAGCGTGATGTGCTGGGCGCGGCATGTACCGAGCGCAGAGACATCCCGCAGCGATTCAAAATCGCCGCTTTGACCGCTCACCAATTGATGCGCTGATCGACCTCAAAGTCGGGTACCGGTTGAGCTGCCCCATCCCAGTCGGTTGCCCAATCTGGCTCGGTTTGCGCCCCGTCATCCATCTGCGCATCACCGCAG